CCTCTCTTACTCTCTTCTCTTCTCTTCTCTTCTCTGGTCACGCTTTTGTCACACTTTTTGCGTGACATTTGTTTTCGCTTTGTTGCCTCAACTCGGCGCTTGGCGGAAGCCCCGTTGTGCTCGCCAAACTCAGGCACAAACAGCGTCTGGTCGCCGTCGTAGGCCAGCCAACCCACCGCTATAAGCGCCTCAGAAAAGCCCTCTCGACCAATGACTTGATCCAGTGCAAATGGGGTATACCCCTCCAGTGTCCCGTCCTCGGTATGCTCATCGAAGACAGACCATGCCGCATGAAGTGCGCCAATAACGGTATGCTTGTCACACTTTATGTGTGACATAAGTGTGACCACCTTGGGGTGGGTTTGTAGCGAAGCGCGCATTTTAATCCAGTCGCCTGCCATGACGTCCTCCCTTATTGCTTTATTCGCTGGCGGCTAGCGCTTGCCTGATTGCCTCAGACCAAACGCCCACTCGCTGAGGGCTGGGTCCCTCGATCTGCATTTTCTCGGCCTGCTCCATCGCTTCGTTCCAACTCATAACAGCCTCCTGTGGAAATAACGCCGCCGATCCGTGGCAGCCATTGGGTGTAAAAAAGCCCGTCGAGCGGGCAAGGGGCCGTGAGGCCCGTGGGGGAGGAGATTTAAAAATCCTGAAAGACATCGGGGCGTATATGTCGCGGCGGAACACCGGATAGCCTGGCTAGCTCCGGTACGCGCTCAGCAGGAACCTGCTTTAGGCTCCATTTGTGGACCGCTTGCCATGAAATCCCGAATTTCTGCGCGACTGCTTTGAAGCCGCCGGCAGCATGGATTGCTTGGGATGCTTTGTTTTGTTTCATGGTTAAGCAGTTTTACAACCAAAGATTACCACGTCAACCCTTTTGGTTGTAATTCCTGCTCGAGACAACTTACGTTTGTATTAATCTGATGCTTCTGTGGCATACTGATGCGTATGACATTTGGAGTGACGTTAAGAAAAATTCGGAATGCGGCCGGGCTTTCGCAAAGAGAGCTCGGGGAGCGGCTTGGCGTGACTTATGCAGCCATTCAGCGCTGGGAGACTGATCAAGTGTTACCCAAAGGTCGGCGCATCCAAGATATCGCTGATGCTTTAGGTGTTACGCAAACGGAACTGCTTGGGTTAGAGAATGAGCTATCTGATGCGAACCGTCCGGGAGGGAGGGTTCCGCTTATCTCATGGGTTCAGGCAGGTGCTTGGGGGGAAGCCGTGGATAATTATCAGCCTGGCGCAGCCGAAGAATGGATTCCAGTCAGAAACAATGCAGGGCCGAACGCTTTTGCGTTAACCGTCTCAGGCGACAGCATGGTCTCTCCGTTTGGTCAAAGAAGTTATCCGCCGGGCACAGTGATCGTAGTAGACCCAGCTGTGCAATCGGCGTCAGGCCAGCGCGTTGTTGCAAAGCTCGTGGATGGTGGTGATCACTCGGTCACTTTCAAGGAGCTGCAATCTGATGCGGGCAAGTATTTCCTCAAGCCACTCAATCCACAGTACCCAACGATTGAAATGACCGAGGGCTGTGAAATTGTGGGCGTTGTAGTGGCGAGCTACCAGCAAGAAGTCTAAATCGTTTTTTTTGCCTATCGCTTCAACTAAGGGTTGACAGACAACTTATAAGGTTTAATCTGTCCCTACCGACAACCAAAAGTATTGAGTCGGTAAGGAGGCCAAAATGAAGTGGTACGCAGTCCCCAATGCGACACGCCCAGACACCAACTCGCTAAGCGCCCAGGACCGCCCGGCAATGATGGTGGATGAGTACGGTCGCTTTATCGCTGAGTTCCAGCGTCTAGCTGATGCCGAGCTCGCAGCGAAATCTCACAACAACCCAATCAAGCGCGAGGTGGCGGCATGACCCAAGACAAAGACCGTCACGCGCAAATCCTCAGGCAAATGCGCAAAGAGTGGATCGCAGACGATGCGATGTCTGAGGCGATGCTTGATCTAGCGCTGCGGGTCGAAGCAGCCCGGCAGTCAGGCGGAGGTGAGCAATGATTGTTATCGCACCCAATGAGCAAGCGCTCACAACAGCAGCCCAGCTCGCCGCCGATGGTTTTGAGATTGGTATCAGCCCAGAGGGGCGCTACCTCAAAGCCTACCCAACCACAGTTCCGGTGGAGGGCTAAACAATGGACCAAGAGCTAGCCAATCACAACGAAATGCTCAAGCACCTAGAAGATCAGGAGGCCAATATGGATCGCAATGTATTTGCAGAGCTCGCGCGCGTTGATTGTAGCGAGCATATAGAAAAGAAAAACGGCTTTAGCTACCTGAGCTGGCCCTTTGCTGTGGAGCAGCTGCGCAAGCACTGCCCCGATGCAACTTGGGAGGTTCGGCGCAATGAGAACAACGAGCCGTTTTTTATCACTCAGTGTGGTGTATTTGTTGAGGTCGCAGTCACCGTGAACGGTGTCACGCTCTCGCAGATTCACCCGGTGCTCAATCACCGCAATCAGCCGGTGGACTCACCCAACGCATTCGATATCAACAGCTCCATCCAGCGCTGCTTGGTCAAAGCGATTGCGCTGCACGGGCTGGGGCTGTCGATCTATGCCGGTGAGGATGTACCGCGCGAGGTCGCGCAGGCCCGCAAGGTTGAGGCAGAAAAGCCTCTAACCGCTGAGCAGGCTGGGTATATCCGAGCGCTTATCGATGAGGTGAATGCTGATGAGCAAAAGCTTTGTCAGCACTTCAAAGTTTCCGCCATAGAGAAAATTCCAGCAGCGCGCTACGACAAGGTGGTTGCTGGGCTTGAGAAGAAAAAGGAGGCCGCGTGATGGCAGCTGCAGCACATGAAATTCAGGGCTCACAAGAGTGGCTTGAGTATCGTCGCACCCGCGGCGGTGCCTCAGAGGTGGCGGCATTATTTGAGTGCTCGCCATTCATGCCCAAAAACGCATTCGAGCTTTACCAGGTTAAGACCGGTGAGCGTGAAGTCTTTGTCAACGATGCGATGCGCTTTGGCAGCCGCAACGAACCGGCCGCTCGGGCAAAGCTCGAGGACATGCTGGGCGAGAGCCTAGAACCACAGGTTTTAGAAGACTCACAGAACCCACGCATTGTTGCATCACTCGATGGGCAGACGATCGACGGCCAGACCATTGTGGAGATTAAGTGCCCGCCCAAAGGCAAAGAGTCAAAGGCGTGGAAAACGCTCGAGGATAACGGCAAACCAGACCGGCACTACTACTTACAGATTCAGCAACAGCTAATGTGCTCAGGCGCTAAGTTTTGTTTGTTCGCTGTGTATGACGCGGATGCCGATCAGGTGCTTACCTCGCAAGTCGTTGCAGAGCCAGCGCTCCACGATGAAATACGCGAGAAGTGGGCGGCGTTCTTCCAAAGTCTTGATGCCGGTGAGCCGCCTGAGTACGAGCGCAAAGACACCGCCTGGAAGGTAGCGGCAAAAGCCTATCTCGACGCCAAGGCGCAAGCCGATGAGGCCCGCAACCGCGAGCTAACCGCGAAGGCAGCGCTCGAAGAGCTTGCCGGTGACGATGGCGCCAAAGGCTGCGGAGTCAGTGTCACCCGCTACTGGGTCAAGGGCAGCGTTGACTACAAGTCAGCCATTCCTAAAGACATCGACCTCGAAGCGTTCCGTAAAGACGGGCGCTGGCAGACCAAGATCACTACGCAAAAGGAGGCCTAAAGATGGCTCAGTATGACGACACCAATCGTGGTGTTCTGTTTCGCAACGAGCGAAAAGAAAAAGACACCCAGCCGGATATGACCGGAAAAATTAACGTCAACGGCAAAGACATGCGCTTAGCTGGATGGACCAAGGTGTCCAAGGATGGCAGCAAGAAGTTTCTCTCAATCGCCGTGTCCGAGCTAGAGGAGCAGCAACCCGCGCCAGCGCCGGTCGCTGATGAAGACCCTAACGACGACATTCCCTTCTAGCAATGGATTTGAAAGTAGAGCTACTGCTGGATACAGCGACCGCGCCAAGCCGGGCAACCCCCGGCGCGGCGGGGCTGGACTTGTACGCAGCTGAGTCAGTCAACCTTGAGCCAGGATCACCTGTGCTGGTGGAGACCGGTATCGCTGTAGCGCTACCCGAGCATCATATTGGGTTGATTTGGCCGCGCTCAGGATGGGCGGTCAAACGCGGAATCGACACGATGGCCGGCGTTGTTGACTCAGATTATCGAGGCGGGATTGGCGTTTTGCTGGTTAACCACAGCCAAGCCAATCAGTTAATCACGGTTGGCGACCGTATCGCTCAGCTGGTTGTCCAGCGCTACGAGCATGCCAACGTCATGGTGGTGGCAAGCCTAAACAAAACCGATCGCGATGCGCGTGGATTTGGGAGCACCGGGCTATGAATTACACACAAAAGCGAACGTACTCAACAGCGTTGAGCGATATCAAACTGATTGCTAACGCCATTAAGCAAGCTGGCTATGTGGGCGCTGATGCACAACGCGCAAGGCACAGCCTTCTCCAGGCTGCTGATGCACTTGAGGCTGCGATGGAAGAGAGTGATGTCGCTTGAGCAAGAGGCTTTGAATGAATGCACTGCTTGTCACAGCGCCACGCTCGAGCAGCTTGAGAATGCGGAGTTTTTATTGGCGCAAGCGCTAAGTCATTGCCAGCGATATCAGCGTCCACCACAGAGCTGGGAAGACCGAGCAATGGAATTTTTAAGACTGCTGCAACAGGACAGGGGGCGGTATGTACAGCGTACTCAGCATTGGACTTAGTGCCGTGGCGATTATCGCCGGGATAGTCGTCTTGGCGTCAGTAGTAGCGGCGGCTTGGGCGATAACGCAGTAGATAAATCGCCTCGAGCGCATAAACGGTTTTTATTAGGTCAAGGACGTAGAGCGAGCAAAAGAAATGATAGGCCAGGCGAAACACAGTAAGGACGAATTCTGCCCTGCCTGCGGCAATGCACTGGAGGAGTCTGATATCGCCCTATGCCTATGTCCTCGGTGCGGCGTCCGGTGTTGCGAAGGAGTGGTGTGATGCACCTGCGCAACAAACAAGTTCAAAAAACCCTCGAAGCGCTCAGGCAGTCTGGGCACTTGGTAATTGTGAAAAAGCCTGGGGAGATAGAGGGAGCGCCTTACTCTGAGGTTAGGGATGCGGTAGAGCGGGCCATTGATCAGGTAGGAGCTAGTGAATGAGCGAGAAAAGC